GTGAGAATGATTGCTCCACAGATTGAGTATTTTCATCTTTATCTCGTGCAATCGTAAAACCAAAAAGAGAGAATTTATTTGCCATAGTATTTTATTCCAATTCAAAAAAACATGATGAGGGAAGCCAAAACTTCCCTCGTATAATTATAAAGATTAACTTGTTGTATTTGCTTCCCACCATTGATATGCGAATGTTACTGCATATTCTTCGATGGAATCATTTGAACCCCAATCTAAATCAATTGGTGCCAAATCAAGCGGGAACATACCAACAAACTTGTATGATTTCAATGCGTCACCCGTTTTGCCGTATTGTGTAACTGTAGCATCAACAGTATATCCTGAAGGATTACTTGCTGCTGAGTTACGAACATTACCAGAATGACTATTGATGGCATTCATCCAAGATTCGATAGTGTTACGAATTGTGAAATCTTCATCATTAATAATCTGTAATGTCCAATCGGTAAATGTACGGTTTCCAGCAAATTTAAGTTCACGACCAAAATAATAAACAGGAACAGTACCTACGGTTGAACCGGGTAATTGTGCTGCTTTGGCCATAAAAGTGGCCTTTTGGCCAGAAACCACAGCATTATCTGCAATTGTTGGGAAGGTTAAAGTAACCTGAAATAGATTGGGACGAGCACCGTCACCAATCATATTGGCTCTAAATTCTGCTACGTTGAATGCCATTTAATTTCTCCTATATCGTTGAATTATTTATTAGAACTTACCAACGACTTCTGTGAAATCAACACCAGTTCTTACAGCAACAAAATTCAATTGAATAAAGTTGATTGAGCGAGCAGGCTTGATATAGATGTCACCAACAAACTGATTAGCATCAATAACCTGAGAAGTATTATTTGTATTGTCACAAACAACACGGAAGTCATAGATACCACGGCGTCCTTGGATATCACGTAAGAATGGTGTAACTAAAGCAACAAATTGAGCACGAGTAAATTCATCGTTAAATTCAAACAATGAATATTTGGCAGCATTTGCAACTGCTTTTTCCAAAACAATAAACAATCTACGAACATTAATACGATCAAAAGCAGAAGGTTTAGCTTGTAGTGTTTTGTCGCCATACAATACTGTGCCATTACCTGGGAAAGTTCCAACAGGATTAATACCTTTGGCATACAATGTATCACGTTGTGTTTTTGATGGATTCCATGCCAACTTAACAACATTCTTTAAGTTACCACGATTGAAACCAGCAGGTGAGAACCATGGATCTCTAACGTTATCTGTGTTTACACAAAGACCAGCAATATCACCGTTCAATGGTACCCAACGATATACATTGTTGTATTTGTCAAACATGTATTTCCAACCAGAATCAGCAACAGCAAATGATGTTGATTTGTTTAATGATGTGTTCCAAGCAAGAATATTTGTTGCTTCATTTCCGGTTTGGTTTACAACGTTTGCTGAAGGAGGTGATACAAAAGTAATACAATCTTTACGAGTGGTTGCAATATCAATTACAGTTCCTTGAACAGTAACATTAGCATCTCCAGTTACAATTAAAGAAATGTCTACTTCATCAGCATTAGAAAATAAATTAAAAGCTGTTTGTAGATTGCCTGTAGTTGGAGTAGCATCTGTACCATCTGCCATTGCAATAGTTGTAGCGGCCGATAGAGAAGCAAATGTAGTTGCAAGACTTAAACCCCAACTAGCACTGGTTGTGCTATAACTTACAGGATCAACAGCATAAACATATTTTGAATTATTGAAAATAACATTTTTGTAATAATTTGAATTACCTAAAGCATCAGTTGAATCACTAGCTTTAGACAAATATGGCCAAACTTCTAATACCGTACCTTTAACACCAGTAAATAATCCATTGGTATCAACAACAACAATATGTAATTCATCACCAGAACCGCCGGCGTCTGTACAAGCTTGTGAAGTACCGGGAGCACCATTAAAATAACCAGCATATGTCCATGAAGAAAATGGTGATTGTCCTGCGTCACATACTGAAACACTTAAAGAGTTACCTAAAGTACCAGGATATCGTGCCATGAAAGCACCATATGTGTTTGAGTTGTTTTGGTTTAAAAGTGTTGCTTGAAAAATATCTTCATTGGCAACTTGAATATTTGATCCTGCTCCATTGTCAGCATTGTAACTTGTACTGGCAATAGCACGAACCACCTGAAGATTGTTACCATACGCTAAAAATGATGCTGCAGTAAAAAATGATGTTGCCGATGTGTTATCGGGTTGACCAAATCTGTTTGCTAGTGTAATTTCATTATCTACTTGAATTCTTTTGTTTGCTGGACCCCATGAAAATGATCCTGCAAAAGCACCGGCTGTAGTTAGAACTGAAGGAATGACTGTTGTTAAGTCAACTTCAGAAACATTTACGCCTGGAGAGATTTGAAATGCCATTTGTTATCTCCTTAAATATTGATTATTTTGGCAGTTATGATACCATACAGATATTTATATAAGACCATATTTAGAGATTCCTCATCATATTTCTAATAAAGCCTGAATAAATTTCACCACCGTTTGAATCTTCCCATAAATCTCCGTCAATTAGGTCGAGTGAACTATCTAATCCATCTTCAATAATGGGGGCGGGTAATACTTCTTCGTCATATTGATTCATGTTTTCCAACTGAATCTGTTTACGAATATCATGGTTTACAATTTCTCTGAAATACTTTTGTGTGGTTGCCCAAGCAAAAATAACCAAAGTCATGGCCATGTCATCATTAGCACCTTCAGCAGCTGCAAACGATGTTTTATGTTGTTCAAATGTGGTTAACTCAGAATAAGTATCGAAATCGTTGATTAAAAGTTTATCACCTTCAATCAAAGTTTTAAGGTTTGAACAACCAACCTGTTTAACCTGAGTGGACATTTTCAGTCCCATTTGAATACCACGAGCAAATCCAGCTGATAGTTGCTGTGGTTTTTTGTTACCTGTAAATACTTTCAGTAAATTCTCATACTCTAAATCTTGGTGTATAAAATCTGCCACCTGTGGATTGTTATTTATTTCTACTAAAATGTAGGCATTATTATACAATCTAGCAGCATTCACAATTACCGTTGGAAATAAAAGTGGTGATATGGATGAACTAGAATAGGTGGCCACTTGTTTATATGGAGTGGTTGATATATCAAAAATAGAAAATGCTGAAGAATCTAAGTTCTTACCTTCAGACACATCAACCGCCATACAATATAAATGGTCAGATTTAACTTCTTGATTATCTTCTTTGATTGGTTGTTCATAAATTTTCATCTTATCAAATTCAGCAACCGGATCGGTATATCTTAATTGTTGTAATTTGTAACCAGAAATTAAAGTATTGGAAGAACCTAAGAACTCGGTTTCAAACTCTTGTGCAAATTGTCTTTCACTGGTATTACGAATGGTTTCTTCTCTCCAAGCTTCATCACGACCAGGTACCATAGACCAATGAATCTCAAAATTCTTATAGTTGTTTCTACCTTCAATCGAATCCATCCATAGTTTATAGAATAGATTCATACCATTAGGAGTGGAAACAATAATAATCTTGGAAGATTTACCGGAAGAGATTACAGGATAGACTGAGTTAAAGAACTCATTGGCAATATTACCGGGTACGAAAGCAAATTCGTCTAAGAATACAATGTTAAAAGAACCTCCACGAACTGCTGAGGATGATGTGGAGGCTGCAATAACTTTAGACCCGTTCTCTAGTTCTACGTTACCTTTGTTCCATGTCACCACACCTTGTTGGAGCCATTGAGGTAAGTTTTCGTAAGCAAGTTGATACTTAGCTAAAATATCCCTTGCTAATGAACCTTTGTTGGCAAGAACGGCTACGTTTTGTGCTTCAGTAAATATGGTTGCCCAAAGAAGATAACCAACTGTTGTGGTAGTTTTACCAACCTGACGAGGACATTTAGTAATGACAAATCGATTATCTTTAAAAAGATTTAACATTTCTTTTTGAAAGTCCCACATTTTAAAGTTGATTAAACCTTCATCAACGTTTACAATCTTAATGTAGTTCATACAAAAATACACGGGGTCTTTAGAACACTTAATATATTCTTGTACTTGTTCTTCTGTATATTTGTGTTCTACACCTACTTTTTTTAGTAATAAATTATCTCTGTAAGAATCTTTATTAGTGGCCATTTTTATTCCAATTCATAAAATTACCTAAAGACATTTCTTTTTTATCTTTTAATC